TACCAGAAGACCCACCTGCAAACACCTCTAAGTCTTCGCTAGCTTTAGATATAAGGGTAGTTTTACCAGATGAACCAAAGCTAAATTGTAGCTTTTCGTCTTCTGTCTGATTACCTATCCAGACAGAACCGTTATACGTAGGAGCTAATACGTGTGTACCTGCGTAAAGACCACCTACAAGTGCGGATTTGAACACGGGACTGAGGGTACCATTAACAGCAACATTAAGGTTTATATATCCATTTCGACCTGCACTAGTCGAAAGCACTTCTGAGCCGCCCGTGATATTAGCAAACTCATGCCAAGGCCCATTCATGTCTGTGTTATCAGCAGTTTCTTGAGTAAAGGATACCTTACCTATTATAGAACCTGTTGAAGGATCAATGTCCGTATTTCTAAGTTCTAGGTTAGCCATCCTATCTACAGAGCCGTAGTCGGTGTGGCTAACTACAACCTTACCCTCAGTGTTTGTGAAGGCTGAGGTTATGTGTGTGTTAGTGTCACCATTAATGTAGAAGTCGCTTCTACTAAGGACACCTGCATTATTTATACGAGGGCCACTAGAAATACTACCAAAGTACGTATACGTAGCATCCATAACTACTTCGTGATTACCAGCGTCTATGTAGACTGTTTCGTGACCATCCCCTAGTCTAATCTTACCGTCACCACCATTAAACTCTAGTACATCAACTAGGCTACCATTATATGCTGCCTGTAGTTTTAGAAGAGCATCATGCGCTGCAGTTGTTGTCTGTTTAGGGGTAGCTATCAGACGGCCATAGTTACCAACTGTAGTGCCATTCGATGTCTTCATCTGAAGATTTAGAGACACCTCTGTTGTATCTACAAAAGGATTATCGTCGTTGTAAATCTCTAGCCTGTACTGGTCGTCATCGCCTACATAGCCAGTCTTTTTGAATGTAACTTTATCCTGTGAGTCAATAAGAAGCTGTTGGCCCACTTCTATTCTTTGCTGACCTGAGTCTAAGTGAAATTTAATCTTTTGAGAACTTGAAGTACCAGACTTAAAAGTAACCTCGTCTGCTGATGTTGTGAATACATGAGAACCAACAGTGATTACTTGAAAAGCTGTGCTGTTGTAGTTCTGAATAGCACTTACACCATTCAGTTGAAGAGGAGTAGTAGCTGAGGTATCTCCAATGACCAGAGAAGCCCCTTGTGTTTCTATATTAACGACACCTGAAGTCTCTTTAAAATCTAACAGGTTTTTATTAAGCTCTACTTTATTAGAGCTATTCTCTTGGATAAACAGGCTATTCCCTGACCCGTAACCAATGGTAAAGTTACTGAGACCACTAATAGAGTTAATATTAGTAAGGATAGGGTTTGTATTTAAAGTTGTAGAACTAATAATAAGGTTGCTGCCATCCTGCAGCCACTGAAAAGAGCCTGAACTTTGATCCCAGAAAGCAATACGGTCAGCCCCAGGACTAGATAGGTTTTCTAAGCCAAGGTGGCTTAAGTTTAAAGTACGGCTAGCGGTAATATTACCACCGCCAGATAGGCCAGTACCACCTAAAATAGACACGTTAGCGTGATTGACATGTTCGTTAGCTACAAACCCACCTAAGTTGTCGTGATTGATGTTTACTTCGTCAACTTGAAGAGTACGACTTGTAGTAAGGTCGCCACCGCCTTGCAAACCCGTGCCAGCTAGAATAGAAACTGTTGAGTGGTCTACGTGTTCGTTAGCTACAAACCCGCTTAAGTCATCGTGTACAATCTCTGAGTCTGTTGTGCTGAAAGTCACAGTGTTGTCTGACACAGTAGCAGATATACCTGTGCTGCCTGTAAAAGTAAGAGACTCACTATCTAGATCAATAGCAGTAATGTTTGTACCATCTGTAATGTCTAGGTCTTGCGCAGTAATGTTTGTGTCAACGTAATTCTTCACAGCCAAGCTAGTAGGAACAGCTGTATTAGACCCTGTAGTGATTGTTGTATCTACAGACGTTAACTCTGTGCCGCCGTTAAAGACAACACCGTTTGTGTCAATATGATTGAAGTACCCATTGTCAAATCTGTTAGCACTTGCACCAATGTCTAAGCTAGTCTCACCCGCTGCAGGACGCACATTATCAGAGGTAAAAACGTACTCACCTGTTGGGCCTGTCACCTCAATCCTAGCACCATTACCAGCTGTACCATCGTGAGCGTGACCACCCGTAGAGTTAAAAGCGGATTCAACAGCATTGAACTCGTCGTTTAAATCTGTAGCGTCAATGATGTTACCATTTGAGATGTTGCCATCAGCATCTTGTCTTTGATAACCTGCCATACTATTATCCTTACTGTCTATCGTTCTGTCTGAACTCTAAGAGGGCTGTGTCCAGTGTAAATGTTGGGTTTGTTGAGTTGTCACTAATACGTAAAGCAACAGTTTTTCCTGATCCAATAACGTTAAGGTTATAAACCTTGTCTAGTTCACCGCCAAATGTTGTAGCCTGTGTTACAGAAGGCGGGATAAGAACTACAAAAACTTCGTCACCTTCACTTGCGGCTGTGTTAAGTGTAACTGTAATATCGTAGTTACTACCATCAGCTACACTCGCAACAGTAAAGTTTGTTGTCTCTGTTCCGTTAACAGTTACTGTCACTTTGTTTTTATCTGTTCCCACTGTGTAAGGAACATCCTGAGTTACGAAGTCTGTTTGAGAGGCTTCAGCTGTAAAGGCTGTAGTTTGTGTAAGGACAGAGGTAGGATCACCAAAGAAAAAAACCTGACTACCCGTACTTGAAATAGTCTGTGTTGCGGGTTGAACTACACCGTCTTCTGGCCTTCTATCAAAATCAAACTTCAGAGATACAGAAATATTTGTTGAACCCTGAGGGTCTATATACAAAGTATTCTTGTAAAAAGTCTTGCGCATCTGGGGGTCAGATATAGGCATAAAAGGGGACTCGTAGATAGCTTCAATATCATCCCCGTCAAAAGAAGAACCTGTATCTAGTTGATAGAGGTACCCATCTGTGTTTCCAAAGCAAATAGTCTCAACAGTATCTGTATAATCGTTATCAATAGCGTTTACTTTGATACCTTTTGTTTTAGCCCAGGCTAGCCCAGAGGCACCTTGTGAAGAGAACTTAGTTACTAAAAGACCTTGAGCACCACTTGCTTGCTGACTTTCAATAAAACTAAATATTCTGTACTGCGCTTTTTTCTTTAAGGTTACTGAAGTAAATTCATTAGACGAAGTAATAAATTTTCTAGCATCCTGTGTAATAATATCAGAGGGTACTTCCAACCCAAAGTCACCAATACGGTCAGTAGCACTTAAAAGTCTAACACCATCGTCAGATAAGTACATGATGTCACCACCGACTTCCTGTATTGTATCCCCGTCGATACAACCAATGTTGCTAGTGATAGGGCTTTGTGTGATGTCAGCACTACTAGAACCTACTAGTCTTTGAATGGTGTTCTTAGTAAATACAATAAGCTGTTCACGAAAGACAGCTAGGCCCGTGATCTGATCTCTAAAGTTATAAACTTCAGCTAAAGAACCAGCACTAAAAGTTGTAGGTTGATCTGGTGCACTTACATACAAGAAGTTATCTTTAGAAAAACAAAGTAGAGTTTTATACAAAACTACGTGTTCTGCACCCTCAAGGTCAGGGCTAATGCTAGACGTAAACTCTGTAAAGGTGTCATTCTCATCCACAGTGATAGGATAGTTCACACCATCTACAAAAACAAAAGTTCTGTTGTTGTTAAAGTTATACTCAGCGTGTCTTACTCTGCTGCCTAAAGCTGAAGCAGACCCCAGAGATGTCCAAGTACTCCCTGTGGTTGTGTGGTACTCTGTGACGTTGCTGGCATTCTTTCTTGCAGCTATTGCCTTGGTTGCATTAACAACTTTTACACCTAAAACATTTCCTGACCCTGGAACAACAGTATCAGTAAACTTTGTATACCCTTTTATTTTAGAGTACCCACCCTCTTTGTTAGGCTCAAAGTTCTGTAGGATAGTGGCTGAACCAACAGCATTAGTCCCCTGCTGAAGAGGACTCATGTTAGAAATAAGCCCACCACGGAATTCGATGGGGAATGTCTGCCATTGTGTAGCCATTAGAATCTTACTCGTGAGTCTCTAACATATTCTGTTCTATTGATGTGTAAGCCACGAAGGTTCTTTAAGCCTTGGTTAAACTTAGCTTCAGCAATCTGTGCTGCTTGTGTGTCCCCCCTAAATTGGTAGACATAGAACATAGCCCCATCAATAATCACATACCTGTATTGCTCAGGGACGTTAGGGACATCATCATGTAGCTCAAGATCGTAAGTAGTACGGTAGTATTCGTAGACTACTTCATAAGCTTTATCTGGGGAGGGATAAAAGATTAAGTCCCTGCTTGGTGCCCTAACAACAAACCTAGGAACTGATCTTACTGATGTATTAGAGTTATACTCAAAATCAGCGTATTTGTCAAGGTACTCTTCGTACTGAATAATTTTTAGTTTAATAGTTTCAACATCTAAGCTAGCATCTCTTTTAATTCTAAAAGAGTTCATATCTACAGTTTTAGCATCGTAAGGCATACTGTAGCGAACTTCCCCAGGAAGAAGAACCTCAGTTTCTTCTACGTGGTTCCAAGGCCAGTTGTATTCTTCTTGATTAATATGACGAATAGAACTGTTAACAGCGTCCTTAGCAAAGCTGTAAAACCCAGCTGCTGCAGCAAAGTTCGCAGTAGTTACTTCAACCTCGTTAAGGCGGCGGTTAATATCATTTACTAGACCAATATAATCGTAAGCCATCTTACTTCTCCCTCACTCTTAGGAAGACTGATCTCTCATAAGTTAAACCCACTGTAGTAGAAATCTTACAGGTAATACGGTAGCGAATATTATTAGTCCCTGCACTTAGCCTTACGGTTGTAACTTTACCGTTACTAATAGTAGTACCCGCAAACAGAACAATCAAACCGTTAATAGGTGTGTTATTCACAGCCTCAGTCTTAACACCGTCTGCGTCATCAACGTACCAAGTAGCAGAACTAACTTGGTCAGTACCTAAAAACCTAGACCAGTCTATACTGTAGTCTAACGTTTCATCTTCATCTTTATCAGGCCATTTGTAAGACATGCGGTGTCCTTATGCTACAATATGGACAGTGTAATTCGTGTCCATCTTTTCAATATAAACTGTTCTATTTTCTGGCGTGACATGCACCGTTCTGTTTGTATCCGTAGAAACTACGTACAAAGTTCTGTCCTCTGTGACGACATGTGCTGTCTTGTTATTATCAAAGGAAACTAGGTAAAGGGTTCTGTTTCTGTCATACGCATCAGCATACCGCTGGAAGTCAAATAGAACACCGTCACCTGTAACACCACCGTTAGTGAACTCGACTAGCTGAGAACTTAGAGTAACATTGGCAATACCTGTTACAGAGGCAAAGTCTTCTATGTCAAGAGTGCTTAGTGTAGTTCCTAAAGTTATACTCGCTTGAGCGTCAAAGTCAATACTGTTTACGTTTATTGAAGTACTTACAGCACTAATATTAACTGCAGCTTTAGCATCATAGTCTAAGTCTTCTGCTGTAAACGTAGCAGTAGTGACAGGTAAAGTTGTATTAGCTTCAGCTATAAACGTTACGTCTTCTACAGTCTGACTTGCTGTAGCTGCTGCTA